GCTTGCATAGGGCTATTATACAACAAAATGGTTAATGAGTCAAACCATAAATACTACATTGAGGAAATAGCATGGCACGTTTAAGTCTTTGGAAAGACGGTAAGCATACAAATGATTACAAGTTCTTGGATCGCAGAATTAGCGAAATGTACACCATTGGCGGAACAGGCGTGTTGCTGCACAAATACTTAGGGCCAACTGAACAGACTGGTAGCACAGATGCTACTAAACCTGTTTACACTAACCAAAGTGAAATGAATATCCAGGACTTGCTGTTCCTAGAAAACCGTGACCGCAAATATGACACCAGCGTATACAACATGCGTGGGCAATATCAAGTAGCAGATAACAGTTTTGACTTGAGTCAATTTGGTTTGTTCTTGCAAACTGGCACACTGTTTATGACGTTCCATTTAAACGACATGATTGATAACATTGGGCGCAAAATCATGAACGGCGACGTTCTTGAACTTATGCACTTGATGGACTATAACAGTTTAGATCAAAGTACTCCAGTTGCACTAAAGCGTTTCTATGTTTGCAGCGATGCACAATTTGGTAGCGAAGGTTTTACCCCAACTTGGTGGCCACACATTTGGCGTGTTAAGTTAAACCCTCTAACTGATAGCCAAGAGTACAAAGATATTCTTAAGAATATCCCAGGCGGCACAAACACCACTACACCAGTGGGAGACATTTTGAGTACTATCCAGAAATATCAAAACATCAATGACGCTATTATTGCTCAAGCTGAGTCTGACGTACCGGCTTCGGGGTATGACACTAGCGGCATTTACATTCAATCCAACACTCCACCAGATGTTGCTAGCAATACCCCAACAGACAAAGTACACGGTTACTTAACTGGCGACGGGCTTGCACCAAATGGTATTGCTGTTGCTGCCGGAATTGCATTTCCTGGTACTCCAGACGAGGGCGATTATTACTTGCGTCTCGACTATGTACCTAATAGACTGTTTAGATTTGACGGCAGTCGTTGGGTTAAAATCGAAGATGCAGTACGCACCAACTTAACCAATGGTCCGGAGAATCACACTCTTCGTAGCAGTTTCGTCAACGACACCAGTACCTACACTGACCACAGTGGTGGTACGCACACTACATTGCAGGGTCTAAGTAAGATCCTTAAACCAACGGCAGATAATTAATGTACATCTACAAGTTTACACATGTTGCCACGGGGAAATCGTATATAGGACAGACTATACAAGATCCATTACATCGAAAATCAGAGCATATTTCACATGCAAAACATTCATCTAAGGAATACCATTTTCACAATGCGTTGAGAAAATATGGTGTTGAAAACTTTACATTCGAAGTCATCGATACTGCAACATCATTGGATGAGCTAAACCTACTAGAAATTAAGTACGTAGAGCTATATGACTCAATTAATAATGGTTACAATATTCGTGCGCCGGGCGGCAATAAAAAACACAATCCGGAAAGTATAGAACGCATGAGAGAAGCACAAAGATTACGACACGAAAAACGCCGATTAGAAAATGGCGGGGTTGAGACTATCAACAAAAAGAGTGGGTACAAATTTAGTAAGCCACACCCTAAGAAAGGCAAGCCATCCACTAAGTGGTCTGATGAGGCAAAAGCTGCTCACAAAATACGTATGCAGGAAATTGCCAATCGTAAAAAATCAAAAGGGAATACATAATGGCACAGGCCTATTTTTATGACGGTCAGATCCGTCGATTTGTAACACAGTTCATCCGCATGATGAGCAACTTCCAAGTGGAGTTCGGCAAGGACCGCAATGGTGCTACTGCGCTACAACGTGTGCCTGTTGTATACGGCGATGTTAGTAGACAAGCTGCAATGATTCTACGCAACAATAGTGAGAACAGTTTGAACGCCGTGCCCGCAATGGCTGTTTATATTAACGGGCTGCAATACGATCAGTCTCGTATGCAAGAGCCGTTCTTTGTTAGCAAACTAAACTTACGCCAAAAGAGTTACGATCCAATGACAGGAGAATATGGCACTACTCAAGACAGTGCCTACACTGTTGAGCGCATGATGCCTGTGCCTTACAAGCTAACATTAAAGTTGGATATCTGGACTAGTAACACAGAGCAGAAGCTGCAACTAGTTGAACAAATCGGTGTGCTGTTTAATCCCAGCATGGAAATTCAAAGCACAGACAACTACATTGACTGGACTAGTTTAACTGTAGTTACCCGAACTGATCTAACCTGGTCAAGTAGAAGTGTACCAACGGGTGGCGAAGAACCAATTGACATTTGCACCATGACTTTTGAGATTCCAATTTGGATCAGCGGTCCTGCAAAAGTTAAACAACTTGGTGTTGTGCAAAAGATCATTACTAGCATTTTTGATGCCAATGGTAACTTGGACGAGAATGCAATGGCCGAAAGCAATCTGTTAGCACGTAAAATGCTAACTCCGCTGCACTATAGCGTACTGTTTACTGGCAACACCCTAAAGCTACTAAAGAAAAACGAAATGTCTAATGCAGACGGAACAGACAAGATTGGTACTGCTGATTTCTGGAAGCCGCTAATTGGTATGTACGGCAGTCTTAAAGATGGGGCGAGTCAAGTTCGTTTGCAGTTAGCAGTAGCATACGACGAGATTGACGGAGTAACTGCGACCACTGAACTTGTGGGCACTATTGCGTATCATCCAACAGATGATACCTTATTGTTGTTTACGCTAGACACCGACACTGCGCCAGCTAACACACTGGATCCAATTGACGCTATCATTGATCCACGAAATGTTAATGTAGATGACAACAATTTACTAACACCAACTGCGGGCACAAGATATCTTATCTTAGATGGTATTGGGTCCGGTACCACAGTGTGGGGCAACTTAACTGCAAACGCAAACGATATCATCGAGTTTAACGGATCCAATTGGACCGTAAGTCTTGACAGCACCGATCACTCTACGTTAGAATACGTTACTAACTTAACCACCGGTGTTCAATATAAATGGCTTGCAGGTAACTGGACCAAGAGCATCGACGGTGTATATCACGAAGGCGAATGGTCAATCATACTGTAGGCGTAGGAGCTTTATTCTACAGCCAGAAAACAAAACGTTACTTGTTTGTGTTACGCAACGGACACAAGCATAATGGCCATTGGGGCCTAGTTGGCGGCAAAGTAGAGAAAGACGAAACTGCTATTCAAGCACTGGGTAGAGAAATTATCGAAGAGATTGGCCCAGTTGATTCAAACAAGATCATCCCCCTAGAACATTTCACTAGCGATAACGCTAACTTTGAATATCACACATATCTGGTTACCGTAGAGCGTGAGTTTGTGCCTGAACTAAATCACGAACATAGAGGGTACGCTTGGACCAGCATTGAGGATCACCCTAAGCCGTTGCATCCGGGCGTGTGGCGCACATTTAATTTCCAAAGCGTGTTGGAAAAGATCAAAACACTAGAAAGTATCTTATAAATCTACTTCGTTTACAAATTGGTTAAAATCAATTTGACGTAAGTTGGGTACCCACTTCCATTCTTCCGGAAGTCTGAATGAGTCAGTTGGTTTGACTCGCACAAAATCAACGTCAGGATACGTGTTAAAGACTTGCAGCATCGACTGAATATAGAACGCTTCGCTGTATCCATCTTTTAATTCCGGATATCCATTGGTATCTTGATACAGGTTGTAGCTATGCGTTGGTGTATCTACTCCATCAAATCCCACCATGTAGACTTTGGAGTGGCCGTCGAAACAGGCCATATATGCTGCCATTGCTCCACTGTTCCAGCATGGGTCTTGTGGTATGTAGTATAGCTGCGTTGGATCAGCATTAACGTAAGATCTATTAGCGTACACAATATTAGCTGCTGTGTAGTTGCTATCCACTACTTCATTGAGAATTTCAGGTCTAGTAACAAACAAAAAGTGCGGAGTGTACTCTCGGTGTAACGCATTGCAACCGTATGTCTGTAACGCTCCTAAAGATATTGCACCATTTTTGTGATTTTTAATGTTTGCTAAGTTAAACTTGGCTCTGCTTTCGCCATTTCCGATTACCAGTGCCTTTGTGCCAAATTGCGTCCCAGTTGATTCAATGCGTTGTTTTGTTAAAGACTCTGTCCACACCCCGTCAGTGGCAGTGCGGTCTCTAATATATTGCTCATCAACGTAGGTGCTACGGTATAGTGGTTGTATTGTCTTCATACCGTATTTATTGCTTTACTTGCTATAGAAGTTATCGTACAAGAATTGGTAGTGCGTCGGCAAAGTCTCGATGTGTGCCATCACTTCTTCTTTGTGCTCTAGCCACTTATCGTAGATTGTGGCCCGCAGTTCAGGCGACTCGTGGCGTCTTACGTCCTCGTATCTTATGTAGTTTCGCTCAACTGGATTGTATCCCTGTCCTGCTGCAATATACAAAATCCCGCCCATGTTGTTATCAAATGTTCGAGTACGGTGCATACGCATACCCAAGTCAGATGCGGAGCGTACATCGTGTGCTAGACCAGACAAATTGATAGTCCCGCCCATTGCTCGGGAATAAGTTAAGTCGCCTGTTACTTCTTTCCAATACGGAGTGTCGTTACGGCAGCTTAGTGCATAGTGCTGACTAATAAAGTCTTTGAATCCTAGAATCTGTTCTTGGAATCCATAGTTAAACAAATCCACATCGTAGTTACTAACAACACCGTTACGCATTAACAACGTATTGCATAATTTAACAATTCCTTCGTGCGTTAGCATTAGTCCTGTACTTTCCAGTGGCTCAATGAAGCCGTTAGCAAGTCCAATGCCTACTACGTTTTTAACCCATGCACGTTCATGGACGCCGTGCTTGATCTTAATGTGTCTTAGCTCACAAGTGTCCGCACGTTCTGCATCTGGAAACATCATGCGATTGCTCTTTAGATGTTTACGGAACTGCGCCTCTGCTTCTTCTTCAGTGGCGTGCTTGCTGCTATATACATAGCCTGTGCCAATACGATTCCATAGCGGAATGTTCCATACCCAACCGCACTCAATGGCAGTGCAGCTTGTATAGTTTTCCATTTCTGCTTCTTTGTCAATGTAGGGAATTACTGTGGCAACAGCTCTATCATTTAACAATGTGTCATGGAAGCTAGTGAATGGCTCATTGAGAGTTTGGTCTAATAGCAAGCTCTTGAATCCAGTGCAATCAACAAACAGGTCTGCTTCAAGGTAGCCGCTATTCTCTGTTCCGACTTTTTCAATCGATCCATCTTCACGTTGCACAACGTCAGTGACGGTATCTAGTATGTGGGTCATGCCATTTGGTAAACATAGATTGTCTCGAAGCCATGCGCCAAATAAGGTAGCATCCATATGGTATGCTGTATCTTCTCTAAAGTTGAACCCACGAATTTTGTAATCTTCGTTGCGTGTAATTTTATTCTTGTCAGTCATTAAGATGCTGTCGTGATAAAACTCTGCAAAGTTACTAGGATCAAGGTTGCCGCGATCAGCTGCTGCTAAAAACCATTCCATTGGTCCGCGTGGCTTATCTGTAAAGTCAAGAATACCAAATGGGTAATGAAACTTGTGTGGTTCTTCTTTTGGGTTTTCTCTAAAGTCAATGAACTTGATACTGGTCTTGTATGTTGCATTACATGCTGCCATCCAGTCTTCGTCTTTAATACCAATCAATGCTAGGTATTGATTAATATGTCCAATTGTACTTTCGCCTACACCGATGGTAGGAATATTAGGACTCTCAACTAGAGTTAGTTTAATGTTGGGCAGAAGTCTAGCTATCGCTGCTGCTGTCATCCATCCACTTGAACCACCGCCCACGATGGTAATTGATTTTACGTTATGGTGCATTTTATCTCGCTATGTAGTTTACTGTGATTACTAATCGTCTATCGTGCTCTGCTGGCTTTGTACTTGCATGGAATCTAAGACCATCGAACACGCAAACACGACCTTTCTTTGGACTGCAACGTTGTGCTACAGTGAATTTATTGTTTGCCACAAAATTATAAAGTGCCTGCTCAGTGATATTTGATTCTTGTATTTCTGCAAGCGTTTGGTCAAATATCACAGTGTCTCCGTCGCTATCACTGATGTAGTAACATGCAGTATAGTGTGGCATTGTGAAATCCACATGAGGGGTATTGTGGTCGTAGCCCTCTTTAAGTGTTTGACTCAAGTACCCAATTCTAATGCGTAACAGTTGCTCAATGGTGTGACCTGCTGCTTCAGTGATTGCGTAGACAATTGGCTTAATAAATGGAAACCATTCGCTTGGATTTGCGCCAAGGTCATAAGCAAGATGTACCATGCCAGAATTATTGCCGTAGCTTTTGTTAGTGACATCATTAATATAGTGCCACGGAAATGGGGTACTGGTCACATCAAATTCGATTTGATCTGCGTACCCTTGTGGGATTATTTTATCAAAGATCTGTATGTCTGACATTATTGCTTTCTAATTTGCAGAGCAGAATCAACATCCTGCATACCAAATGTGCGTTCACATTCGTGACAGTCCCAGCACTGATTGCGACATGTGCGCAAAATCTTTTCTAATCGTTTACCGGGATCAGTTGCCCAGATTCCTGTATACGGTTTGCGTGTAGTGCGCCAATCTTCTTTAGTATAGCGAGTGTCAATCCAACCAGGAATCCAGTTATGAATTGGTCCTAAGTTGTTGTCTATTACTTCTGTAAAATCATCTGAGTAGACTGTTTTACCAACAATGCTAATGCTTTGTTTAAACTTGTTGATATCATCATAATACCAACATGCCTTCATGTGTTTAGCGTCCTCTGGTTTAAACACTGGATTTGTTAATCGACCTGAGTATTTAAAAATATCCACTAGCTCTGCGAACTCATTGAATGTGTCTGCTTGCCCTGCCACTAGGTTAATACCGCTGCGAGGTAGTACTGCAAACTCCTGATGCTGCCTCCAACCATTACAACTTAAATCTGCAATGCTTTTAAAATACTCAGTACCAATTACTTCGCCGACGCTGTCGTGTTCTTTCTTAAACGGGCAGTGATAGATACATGCTTCGGCAACTAGCAAACTGGTCATTAACTTCTTCTGAGGGTTAAGACTGTTTAAGTAATCCTGTGCTCTCTTGATACGCTTTAGTTCGCGAATGTTGCGATTCAAACTACGGTCCAACAAAATAGTATTGTAACCCAAGTATGCGTAATCAATAAACTGCTGTGCGTCAGACACAATTTGATTCACTGTGCTTTTCCAACGCATGTCGGGGCAACGTTGTTGTAGGATGCCCATACGCAAGATATGCTCACTGCTCATTGTGCAACTACGCAGGCCGCGATCGTAGTAGCTGCCAATCCATTCCACAAACTGTTCAAGGATCGTGTGATCAAATTGAACTTCGTGCGGGACTTCAACTGTGTTAAAGGTTAGACTGATTTCGACACCGGTTTCTTCTTGTAGCTTAAACAAATAATCAATTTGCTCATCGCTTGCTTCAACTCCCATCGGGTTGCCGCAGCGTTTTTGTTGGCCATTGTATTCGTAATAGAAGAATTTCCCAAAGTACACATCGTGTATGTTTGCTATGTACTTTGGGTCAGCGTTTTTCATCATCTCATAAAATACGCCAGCATGTTCACCATGGAATCGATCGTAATGTGCGATCGAAAACCGTTTATTGAAATCCATAAATCACCTTAGGGTTAAATGTTGCCCTGCATACCTGCTTGAATCGATTCCCAATGACGCAAATTCCACTCATATACGGCTTGCGGATCATCCTTTGGAATTGCTGCTTTAACGCTTGCAATGTGTGTTGCCCAGGGCCCACTATTACTTATCGTACCTGTGGCCTGTAGCTCTTTAAAAAGCATATCCATTTGGTTTCCCACCGGAGTATATGCAATACCTCTAGCAACCTGGTAAGCTGTTTCTGCAAAACCCGGCAGCTTGGTAATATCAAATTTGGTAATAGTACCATCTTCGTTGTATAGATCGTGTGTAGTTGTTCCATCGGGAACGTCAACCCATTGGAAATCTGGGTGTACTTCAAATTCTTCCCCAACTTCTCGAATTTCACAAATTCGACCTTGCTCTGTGTTATGTAAAAGTGCTCGTAATGTCATTTTATTTTCCTTTCGATTATCTATAAGAGTAAACAATAACTATCCCGGCCTGTCCGTACTCGCCGGCACTGTGGCCACGTGGATGACTGTAACCCCAGTCTGTTACGTTGCCAGGGCCGCCTGTACCTGGGGCACCTGTGGATATACCGTGCTGCACGTTCCATCCTAGATTACTGTGATTTCGTATGTGTGCTTGCGCTCCACCAAAATAGCTTGCACCGGCGAGTGAACTCAGTGATCCATGCCCAACGCCGTTGGTATGGCCCCAACCCCCGCCACCTTGTACATGAACTGCTTGGCCCGATGCACTGTTACCGCCATGTCCACCACTGTGGCTATACTGCTGATTTGCACCGTATCCGCCAATGGCACTCATATAGGTTCCAAAACTACTCGTGCCTCCGTTACCTGCTGCTGAGTAGTAAGCAGCATAACTACCACCACCGCCCACTGTAACTGCGACCGATCCCACTCCGCTGACGCCAAATACGTTTTCTGCATAGCATCCTGCACCACCACTTTCGCAATAGCCTGCACCACCACCACCTCCGCCAACTAATTTAACATGTACAACTGTGGCACCAGGATTTGTCCATGTGCCACTTTGCCTAAATGCCTGGATATCAATTAAGTCGCCGCGGTCTGTACCATTTAAAGCAAGACCACCGTTTAGTTTTGAAGTTTGCGTTGTTCCATTACTAAATGTAATGCCACTTGCACCTAATGTTACTGCCATGTTTTATCCTTATGTGTATGCAATTATTACGCATACTCCGCCTGTACCTGTAGTACCCGCGCCACCATCATTTGTACGACCACCAGTTGCACCTGATCCCCATGCTGGTCCGTTATTTGTTGCAGTTGTAGAACCCCTATTGTATACTCCAGTTCCCCCAAAGAAACTGGCGCCGCCGCCTGCTGTGGCTGCGTGGTTTGCCGAATTTCCGTGGCCTGCGCCTGTTCCGCCAACTGTTGACAGTTGTGCTCCACCGAAGCTATTACCACCATGTCCGCCGCCATGGCTATTGTTATTATTCGCGCCGTGCCCGCCCGAGGCTGACAACAATGATCCAAAGCTAGTAGTCCCGCCTGATCCTGCTGCTGCATAATAGCCAACACCGCCACCGCCGCCACCAATGGTTACAGTGTATGTTGCACCCGGAGAAACTACGTATGTACCTTCTGCGTATCCACCAGCACCACCACTTTCGCAATAGCCAGCACTGCCCCCGCCGCCTCCCTGTACTTGCACCAATATTCTAGTACAGTTAGACGGAACAGTATATGTACCTGTTGATGTAAACATCTGGATACTAATTGGCTGACCTCTGTCAGAGTACGTTGTTGTCTGAGAAGACCCATCACTAAATGTAATGCCGCTTGCATCTAATGTAATTGCCATATTATTCCTTAAGAGTAAGCATATACTACAACAATACCGGCTGCTGCCGTTTTGCCGCCACCAGCGTTACTAGTTGTTCCACCGCTGGCTCCAGCGCCTGGCGCACCAGGACCAATTTGTTCACCGCCGCTGTGTCGTGTTCCCATGCCGCCACCAAAGTAACCAGACACTCCACGAGCGCCATATGCGCCAAAACCGTTTGTGTGCCCTACGCCGCCACCACCTGCGATCGTTATTTGGCCACCTGATCCAGTTCCGCCATGTCCGCCAGTGTGACTGTAGTTTGCGTTTGCTCCGTACCCACCTGTGGCTGTAACTAGGCCAGCAAAGCTGCTAGTGCCACCAGTTCCGCCTGCGGCGTAATAGCCCACTCCGCCACCTCCCCCGCCTACAGTTACTGCAAAAGTCTGTCCAGGGCTTACTGCATGAATCAAACGTTCTGCATATCCACCGGCTCCACCACTTTCAAAATGCCCTGCTCCGCCACCGCCTGCGCCGTGTACTTTAACCAGGAGTTTCCTACACGGGGTTGGCGCAGTATATGTGCCACTTGCTGTAAAAGTAGTAATAGAGACTAATTGACCATAGTCATTATTAGACGTCGGTGACCCGTTTTGTTTAGAGCCATCGCTAAATGTTAATCCACTGTTATCAATTGATACTGCCATAGTTATTTGAGTTGTTGCTTAATTGTATTTACTTCTTGACGCAATTCTTTAATTGCTTCTACTAATAAAGGAACTAGTCGTTCGTACTGTACAGTTAAGTAGTTCTCGCCGCTTTTGCTGTTACCTTGTGCATCTCTATCAAACGGTGCTAAAGCCACTGCTTCTGGCTGTACACGCTGTACTGCCTGCGCACTTAACGCAACCTGTTGCGTAGTGTTGTTAAATCCAAGTTCTCTAGCTAATTCGTTTTCAACGTACAAGAAGCCACTTAGTTGATCCACTTTATCAAGTGCGTTTTCAATATTACCAATCTTGGTTTTTAAACGCTCGTCTGAGTAGAACGCAACAATGGAGTTAGTTGCAAGAATCTGTCCTGCTGTGTTTGACGCCCCTGTGCCTACCCCCAATGAGTTACAGTTGAAGTTTGCCAATGCACTTACCGATCCAGTAGCATCACTTACTACTACCGATTCAACTGCACCCCCAGCGGCGCCGCCGCCGTTAAATCTCAATCCGCCCCTGGCTGCGGCTGACCAGTTTTGTACAATAGTTGCTTTAGCATTGTTTTGTGTATCATTAACTACACTCGGTGTTCCTGCTGTGGCAGATGTTGTGATAGTTTGCAAAACGGAACCAGCTGAACCACCAATGTTTAACGATGCTGCTGTACCGGTTAACCCAGTACCTGCTCCGGCAAAACTTGCACCAGTGACGGCACCAGTTACTGCTAGTGTACTTGCCATTGTTACTGCACCACTAAATGCTCCAGTGCTTGCAGATATTGCAGCCATAGTACTTGCGCCACTTACGCTTAATGTACTAGCCATAGAAATAGCACCAGGGAATGTACCTGCGGCAATGTCTGCTGCTGTTAATGTAACTGCACCAGTTCTACCCGCCACGCTTTGCACAGGGCTGGCTGTAGCGACAGATCCTTGCGGATCCCATACGCCCATGCCTGCATCGTATACGTAGGTGATGTTGTTGTTTGTGTATGTTTGTCCATTTGTTGGACTTACTGGAAAAGCCATTAAAATCTCCCTACCACTACTTCAATAGTAGCTATGTTGTTAGTTCTGTTTTCGCCTAGTGCCTTACCAATTACGCAACCAGGTTTATATAGTGCAGTTTCCATTCTTTGAGCTACGCCAGGAATACCAGATGTAACTAGAATGTCACCTTTATTTACAATGCCAACTACCTTACATGGAACACGGCCTGTAAATGCAACTGGCAAACCAATTGCTTCGCTGTTCATTAAGTACGCGGGGTTAGTTGAAATAACTCCTGCTACTCTAGTGTCGTGTGATAAGTTAGTTGCTGTAATTTCTTCTTCACCGCCAAATACAACTACCGTACCAGGTTCGTATTCTTGATCGCTTGCATAGTTTTCTGCCAAGTCAGCATATTTTGCGCTGCTAGCTAAACCAATGAAGTTAGCTGCCGTTAAGTTAGCTGATCCATCTCGCAATGCTAGTGTGTTAGCTGTTGCGGTAGTTGCTGCGTTATATAATGCGCTACTGATGTTCAACCAGTTGTATGTGCTACTTACGTTATCGTATACGTATTTGTACATAGTACCAGTGTTGCCACGGAACCATTCATCACCTTGTATCGGGCTCGTTGGAGCTAAGTTACCGGAGAAGTTGGTTATAAACGGTCTGCTGGTACGTGTCACGTTTCCGCTAAATGTGCCACCAACAAACGTTGGGCTTGCAGTAGTTCTTAGATCCTGCGGGCTGCTAATAGTAATTGTACTTCCGCTTGCTGTTGCAGTTACACCATTGGTACTTGCAAAAGTTAGTGTACCGTTACCTGCAACTGCTCCAGTTCCGGTTGTGCCTGCTAACGAGAATCCAGACGGAGTAATAGCCGCAGTGGACAGCGAAGTAACACGACCATACGCATCAGTTGTGATGATTGGAATAGCTGTTGTGTTGCCAACTGTGGTTGCACCTGGCCCGGTAGTTGGCAATGTAACTGCAACCGATCCAGTGGATGCAGATACTGTTAAGTTACCTGCGCCTGTGCTTGATAATGCAGTAACTCCGCTGTTGGTAACAGTTACAGTAGATCCAGAAATTGCAGTTGTAATACCTGTACCGCCTGCAACAGTTAATGTACCTCCGCCTGCAACTGAGCCTGTACCGCTACCACCAGCTAGAGAAATAGTTGTGCTAACTGCGTTGCTAGTTACGCTAGTTACGCGACCTTTGCTGTCAACAGTAATAGTTGGGATGCTGGTTGCACTACCATATACGCCAGGGGTTACGCCACTTGCTGCTAGCGTTGCAGAAATTGATCCACTTAGTGATCCACTTGCAGTTACATCGCCGGTTAGTGTCAATGAACTAGAAATAGCATTTGTTGTGATGCTAGATACGCGACCTTTGCTGTCAACAACAATAGTCGGGATGCTGGTTGCGGATCCGTAGTTACCGGCTGCTACACCGGTCGCTGTTAGGCTCAATCCTGCATTTGAACCGTTTGTAATGTTTGCTGTAATGTCAGCAGTGTTTGCTAACGTAGTTGTAGTAAACGGGCTACCGTTTGCAAAGTTATAACTGTCGGTATATACGCTGCCTGCATACACGCTACCAGTTACACCTGCTCCGCCTGTTACACGTAATGCACCAGTTAATGTGCTTGTTGCTGCGGTGCCTTGCTTCAAGGCCAGGTATCCACCGTTGTTGGCATTGCCGTGGAATCGTGCAACTTCTGCGTTAGCAAAGAAACTGTTTGTGGCAATTACAATATCGCCAAACGTGCCAGTAGCATCAGTTGCTAATACTAAGTTTCCGCCTAATCCCGCATTAGACTTTGCACTAGCAAACAAATAGCCATCATTGGCTTTAGTAATAGTATATGCTGGATCTGCGAACAGGTTGCCAGTGAAACCCATGTCCATGAATCCAGATGTACCATCAGTGATGTTATTTGGATATGCAACTATGTCAGCCGAACCTGTAGCACTTGTGTTAATCAATGCTGTTTGCACAAAGAATTGACCTGCATCCAATGCCTGACTCGATTGTGTAGCAATAATACTTGGGTTTGTTAGTAATGTATTACTTGCTTGATATCCAAAGTAAGCTGCACCGTTTACGTTTATTGCGCCACTGATACCAACGCCGCCAGTTACTACCATTGCACCCGATGATACTGTTGTGCTCGGTGTGCTGTCTAAGACGTTAATAGAACCAAGATCTAATGTATCGTAGATGATGCCGGGATCAGCAAAATTGATAGTAGTAGAAGTTGGCTCGCTAGCAACGTTACTAAACAATGTCCAGCGATTGTTGTTGTGATTACGGACGAAACCAGTGTGCGAGTACACGTTAGCTGGACCGCCAATGAAGTGACTGTACAAACCAGCTTCGTAGTTGTAAGGGAAAGGCGGCGTTGTTAGGTAAACCAACGGACTTGTAACACTCAACGTTGAAGTTGATGTTGCAATCAAGTTAGGAGTAAAGATGCTACCAACAACGTGCAAGTCTCCACCAATATATGATGTTGCTCCTGCGCCAATACCGCCAGTAACTACCAATGCACCGTTTCCGGCGCCTGTACTTACTGCATTGTTTGTAATGCTTGTTACGCCGGTTACGCCCAGTGTACCGTTTACTTGTGCAGGTCCGTTTGTAGTTAATCCAGCGAATTGTGGAGTAGCGGTTGGGCGTAAGTCTTGTGGACTTGAAAGAGATACGTTTGTGCCGCTTACTGCTGCAACGAATCCGTTTGTGCTTGAAAAAGTTAACGATTGGCTAGCCAAGTCAACTGCACCAGTGCCAGTTGTGCCAGCGGTGTTAAGAGTTGTGCTGATGCTTGCTGTAGTTAACGCTGTTACACGACCATATGCGTCAGTTGTAATAACTGGAATGGCACTCGAGCTGCCAACTGTTGTTGCACCGGGGCCTGTTGCTGGTAACGATAAGGTAATTGCGCCTGTTGATGATGACACTGTTACATTACCTGCACCGCTACTTGCTAAGGAAGTTACACCAGTGTTAGTAATTGTAATTGCTTGACCGCTTGCGCTAGTAGTAATACCAGTACCGCCATTGATTGCAAGCGACTGGCTTGCTAATGCCACAGTGCCTGTTCCCGATGTTCCGCTGGTGCTCAATGTGGTACTAATGCTTGCGGTAGACAAGGCTGTTATGCGACCGTAGGCGTCAGTTGTAATAACTGGGATAGCACTTGAGCTGCCAACGGTTGTTGCACCAGGGCCGGTAGCAGTTAGTGCAACACTTGCACCACTAATTGTTAAGTTACCTGCGCCACTGCTTGTGCTTACTACGCGATTGCCAGAATCAAATAGAGATCCTGCATATACTGCTCCGCTGATACCTGCGCCACCTTGTACTACTAATGCACCAGTTGTGGTATTGGTACTAGTTGTTCCGCTAGCTGCTACAATATTTCCAGTGTTAATTAACACACCACTGTTATTAATTGGTCCACCAGTATAAACTGCACCACTAATACCAATGCCCCCAGCCACTATCATTGCACCAGTGGTAGTACTGGTACTTGGTTGACTGTTCGATATAGTTACTGTGCCTGCTGACGAGAATGTTCCGCCCGATAGTGTTGCATTAGTTATAGTAATATTTGCAAATGTCACTGACCCAGTGGTTCGCAAATCTTGCTGGTTTGATATTGTTAATGTGCTTCCACTTGCAACAACTGATACTCCGTTTGTACTTGCAAACGACAATGACCCGCCACTAGTAACTGACCCTGTTCCACCAGTGCCAACTAACCCAAATGTGGTAACTGCTGTGTTTGTGGTTACCGCGGTGATTCGACCTTTGCTATCAACAACGATAGTTGGTACAAGAGTAGCAGACCCGTAAATGCCAGCCGATACGCCAGTTGTGTTTAAACTTAATCCAACTTCTGGGCCAACCGTTGCATTGGCTGAGATGTCGTTAGTATTACTAATACTTGTAACAATAGACGCACCATTGGCGAACAAGTGATGATCACTGTAAATTGATCCAGTTGTTGCATCGATGTTTGCCAGGCCAACTGTTAGCCCATTGTGTACTACAAAATTTCCGTTTGCCATAGTTCCATATATCCCTGCTGGCGGTTAAAATAAATTATAAATTTAGATTAACACATACTCCTTGCTTACGCGAACATTAGTGTTAGCGTTAGCGGCTATAAAGTTTACGTTTACGTTACCACCACTTACTGTAGCCGATAATACGCCAACGTTTCCGTTTGTTTGCACAATACCATAAGTGGTAATTGTTGCAGTTGTTCCGTCATGGATAACTAATGCTTCCATAACTTGATGTTTTCCTGTTACTGTAGCCTGAATTAGATACTTCGCGCTGCGATACGTTGCTAGAGCAAACGCATCGACTGAAGTTACCGCGTTGGCCCCTGTTACTGCTGTTGGCGCTGCTTGGCCAACCCATGCACCACTTAGGTCCATAGTACGTTGCAGTGTTAATCCAGTTGGGCCACTGTAGAATTCAATACCAGCGACGTTATCCATACCAATTGCCACGTGGCTATTTGAACTAGATAACTGTGTAATTTCGTTAGTGGTAGTTAGCTTGCGAACGTCAATGACTGTACCAGCGCCTGGCGCAGTGGTAAATGTTAGAACGTTGGCAGAAATTGAGTACGCTAATATCGGTAATTGAATTACACCGTTAACGCTAACAATACAGTTGTTGGTTGTTTGGTTTGATGACAGTGTGAAAACTGTCTGAGATCCAGTTCCGCTAAACTGTTGATCACTAATCAAAGTAAACTGTGTACTTACTGTACTCCATGCACCTTCGCTACCACCAAAGTATTCAATGGCGTTCAGTGTAGTGTTGTATCGGAACATACCCGGCACATCTGTACCACCAGTATTGCCCGGACGTTGTCCACTTGTACCAGCCGGCAACATCATACTGTCACTACTGTTAATAAACAACTTAGCTCCGCGCACTAGGGTGCCAACTGTTGCCGAGTTGCCAATTAATACCTGATCGTATGTGGCGTCTGGACGTGCCCAAATTAGGTTACTGCTGTTTGCGCCAGCAACCTTAAAGTCCATTCCTGCTATCTGGCTGCTGTTAATAGTAACTGCTTTACTAAGGATGGCGTTGCCACTAAGTAAACTTGTTCCGGCCACTGACAGATTTGATCCCACGTAAACGTTGCCGCTAATACCTGCGCCACCTGTTACACGCAATGCACCAGTTGATGTGCTTGTTGCGGCTGTTCCTTGTGTTAATTGGAAGTAGCCTCCGTTGCTTACATTACCATGGAAACGAGCAACTTCTGCAGAGGAATCAAAGCTACCAATACCAATTACCACATCGTTGAAAGTACCTGCTTCACTTGTTGCTAATACTAAGTTACCACCAAACCCTAACTGTGGGCGAACGATTACATAACCATCATTTGGTTTAGTAATAGTATAGTTAGGGTCGCTAAACTCACTACCGGTCATACCTAAGTCTGACCAACCACCAGTATCTGTGCCGTTGTCACCGTATGCAGAGAAATCTGCAGAACCAGTGCTAGTGGTATTCAGCATGTACATCTGTGCAAAGTCGCCTACTGCGTTAACTGCTGCAATAGATGAATTAGACAATGCTGTAGCCAATGACGCTTCGCCTACGTTTAGCGTTCCTTTAATATACGCATCACCACCAATGGCCGCTCCACCATCTGGAATAACAAATGCAGCGTCAGTCGGGTTCAATAAAGGAGCAGTAGATGCAACAACTAGATTACCAAGTGTTGTGACTGCTCCAGTAACTTCAATATTTGTAAATTTACCCGAGCTTGGATCAATTTGACCGATGGCCATTGAATCAATACTACCGCCGGTTAGTACTGCGTTGGCTGTGGAGAAATTGGTTACACTCAGTGTATCCGCATCTACTGTAACACCCGTAATCAATCCACCAGTGATATAGGCATTCGCTGTAAAGAAATTGTTAGTAGCAACGTTTGTAAGGTTAGTTAATGTGCCGCCAATGACGTTTGCAAAATTAGAGGTAAATGTACCAATATGAAAGCTAATTGCATTGCCAGTAATACCAGTGATGTTACCACCAATGATGTGAGCATTGGCAGTGAATAAGTTAGTGGCGCCAAAATCAGTTATATCAGCTGTTGATAAGTTAACATTACCGTTTGTGATTAAAACGTTACCAGAACTAAAGTTTGTAGCTCTCCAATGAGACGCAGCACCAGACACACCTGTAACGGACCCGCTAGTAATAGATGCAGTTCCGTTAAATGTTCCAACAAAAGTCGATGCCTGAATAGTATTTGTTCCCGGATTCATTATGATGCCAGGGGTAACAAATGCAGAACTATTGCCCGTTGTTGATCTATCAGTGAACATTGGGTAGAAGTTTGCAGTGTTAATTGTATCTGTTACTTCAGAATACAAGCTAACGTTAGCGGTACTAGCAGTTCCAGTTAGCACACCAACAATGTTTCCGCTGCTAAAGTTATCAACATGGAATGTAGTTGCTGAACCAGTAATACCTGTCACTGATCCGCCTGTTACTTGCGCATTACCAGTTGAGAAGTTTGTTGCTTGTAGGTACCCAATGCCTTGTAGGTTCCCGCCAGTGATTTGAGCATTACCTGAACTAAAATCAGTGACTGTAAGTGTAGTTGCTGCGCCAGTGATGCCAGTTACTGAGCCGCCGGTGGCTTGTAGGTTACCGGTTGTGAATTGTCCAATTACCTGTTTGTTAAAGTTCCAGCTATCAGTAGCTGAGGTATAAACTAAGGTTGCGGCTGCACCATCAACTGTAATACCTGCTCCATTGGCTGCGGCAGCACTACCTGCGCCTTTGGCTACTGTAATGTTTAAATCTGTTACATCCAATGTCTGAGATTGGATAGCTGTCATTGTGCCTTGAACTGTCAAGTTGCCAACAACTACCGCGTCCGCACCAACGTACAAATTGCCACCAATGCCTGCGCCGCCTGTTACAATTAGCGCACCGGACCCAGTTGAATTAGATGGAGTTACCGCTGTAACATTTACCCCACTTGCACTGAATATACCAGTGTAGGGATTCATCTTAAATGCTGCCGATACGTATGCTGCGCTATTGCCGGTGGTATAACGATCAGTGAACTCTGGATAGAAGTCTGTATTGACTACAGAATTGTTTACTGTTTGGTATAGAGAAACATTAGATGTGCTAGCTGTGCCTGTTAACACACCAACAATATTTCCGCTGCTAAAATTAGTTGCAGTTAATGTATTAAACTGGCCAGTTACCCCGGTTAGGCTACCGCCACTAACTAGTACGTTACCCGATGAGAAGTTATCAACTTGAATAGTGTTGATACCCTGGATAAAGCCGCCATCAATTCGAGCGTTGGCTGTGCTAAAGTTGGTTGCAGTAAATGTATTCGATTGCCCATCAAAATTGATTAAGCTGCCACCTGTTACTTGCACATTACCAGAACTGAAGTTAGTTGCTGTTAAAGTAGTCGCTGCTCCAGTGATACCAGTTACTGATCCGCCTGTTACTTGTGCGTTACCAGAACTGAAGTTAGTTGCTGTTAAAGTAGTCGCTGCTCCAGTGATACCTGTCACTGATCCGCCAGTGATTAAAGCATTACCTGTGCTAAAATTTGTGGATTGTAAGAATCCAATTCCTTGAGCATTGCCACCACTAATCTGAGCGTTACCAGAACTGAAGTTAGTTGCTGTGAACGTAGTCGCTGCTCCAGTAATACCTGTTACCGATCCGCTTGTAATTAGTACGTTGCCACTAGTTAAATTGGTAATGGACGCATTTAGTGTGCTAACGTTACCATTGAATGAAGCTGCATAGATGTCGCCTGTTGCACCAACACCACCTACTATAGTTAGCGCACCTGTTGTAGTAGATGTTGAAGTGGTGCCAGCGTGATCCATTGTCGCCACTACATGCTCAATATTTCCGCCGCCGCTGATAAATCTAATAGTTCTCTGTCCAGTGGTCGTACCAAGTACCAAGTTACCGCCATAACTAGATGGAGTATTTGCTTGTGTGTATAAGTAGGCGTCGTTCTGGAATAATGCAGTACCTAAACTGTTATTGGGACTTGTACTGTTGTACCCATCGCCTGCGATACCAAGGTCAACGTAAAATGTTGTGTCAGTACCATTGTTGGCTGTAGCAACGTAGTCGGTAGTTGCACTACCACCTGCGTTAATGTTCTGTGTGTTAAGTTGTGCGTACCCGTTATAGTCTTCCGAGAACTGAGCAACTACTTGTGGCAAGATTGTGTACCCAGTTGGGATACCAGCATACAAAGCATTGAAGCCAGTTACTGTATTACCAACAAAGAACGCAGAGTTAGCAGTTGTAATATTACCGCTAACTAAAATAATATTACCGTTTACACTTAGGTTACCCCCAACACTTGCGTTACCTGTTACAATCGACTGAGCACTTGTTGCTGTTGTGAAGAAACCGGCTGCCGGTGTTGTTGCACCAATAGAGATGGCATTTAGAGAACCGCCAGTGACAACTGCGTTACCAGTAGAGAAACTAGATGCTTGCAAATATGCAACACCTTGTACATTACCGCCAGTGATTTGTGCGTTACCAGTTGAGAAGTTTGTTGCAGTTGAGGTGCTAAATGATGCTGTACCGGTATGTGACCCTGTCAAAGTCGTTGCCGATATTGTTCCAGAGAATGAACCACTTACAGCGTTTAAGTTACCAATCTTAACGTTGGCAAAGCCGCTGTTGTTAATTGATGTAACACCGGTTCCAGTATCAGTGGTAGTAATGGCTTCAAAGGCTTGGTCGGCTTCAACCCAAACCCATGCTGTGTTTACACTTCCGTATCCTGCCAAACTTGCAAGATTACGGTTTACAAGCATACCAATGTCGTAGCCTGCTAGAGATCCAGCGTATCCATTGTTGAATACCACAATAGGATCATTGACGTATGTATTTGTACTGTTAACTGAACTAGAGACACCAGTGACAGTTAAGTTACCAACAATGCTAATGTTAGAATTTAAAGTTAAATCCTGGTTAAAGTTACTACCAACTAATGTGCCAGCCGCAATCTTGGTATAGGTAATTGTACTATCAGTGATCTGATTATTCTTAATTCTAGTTACGGCCATGCCAAACGCTCCAATATAACATATTTAGCCAAAAGACATTCCTTGCCAATTACGGCAAAGAATGAATTAAGTAGGTTTAGATTAGTACCCGCCAGATAGCAACGTGCGTTTCCACGTATTTGTTGCAGTGCAGATATAGATGTAATTTGCATCCCAGCAAATCTGGCCAGTTGTTCCAGGGGCATTAGATGCTTTAGTCGATTGCGGTGCTTTTAGTATACCACTTAGTGTAACGTTACCTTGTACATTTAAGTCACCTGTAACTGTTCCGCTTACACTAGTTACGCCACCCAAGAAACGGATTTCAACAACGTCAGTTGCTAGCGGAATTTCAGCAAAGGTAATAGTGTCACCTGCTAAACCAATAGTGTATGCTACTGTTGGTTGTTGTAGCGTACCGTTAATACTTACTAGGGTACCAAGCAATGTAGTAGTTCGTGTCAACGCAAATGTATCATCAACTCCGTTACCGCTGAATGTCTGGTTCGTAACTTTGTTAGTAACCGGAACCCATTGAGATCCGTCATAGTATTCCAGCATCGAAACAGAAGTATTGTAACGAGTGTAGCCGGGAACTCCGGTTGGTCTTGCAGAGTCTGGACCAGCCGGTATTTGTAATGCAGTGTTTGATGCAAAAATTGCCACTTGGTTAGCAGGCACTGTGACCGTTAGGTTACCACTAATGCCTGTGATGTTATTTGAGTTTACATCGCCATGATGGATACCATTGAACGTGACGGCATTTACGTTGCTAGTAACAGTTAGGTCACCTGCTCCAGTTAGGTTCATAACCGGAGTGCTACCAACTGCTACGCCCAATAATGTTCCACTGCTACCCAATCCTGAATCGCCTAAGAACAATACTTGCTCAGTTACGCCTTGTTCGTTTAGGATCACCACTGCATCATTATTTTGAGTTGTAAATCCAAAACTGTCATTTACAAACCCAATCGCGCCAGCATCTCTATTGTCTGCGCCTGCACCAACTGCAATAAATCCAGTAGAGGTTACGTTGCTGCTAAACAGAGCAGTAGGCCCTACAATGTTTCCGTGCATAGTTGCATTAACATTGGCTGCGGTTACGTTGCCTGTTACTGCTACGCTAATTAGTGTGCCAACGGTTGTGATGTTAGGTTGGGCCGCTGTAGTTAATGTGCCAGCAATGCTTGTAAAGCTAGCACTTGTGCCGCTGGCATTACCAGAATGAATACCAAATGTATCGCCGTTAAATTGAGTTGCAATTACGTTACCGGCTTGGACATTACCAGTTACAGATAAACTAGTAAGAGTACCAACACTTGTAATATTTGGCTGGGCAGAAGTAAGCACAGTGCCGCTTAAACTACCGCTTAGTGTACTAGCTGAGATATTGCCTGCTGCTACGTTGCCAGTAACGCTAAGAGCTACGAGAGTACCAACCGAGGTAATATTAGGCTGGTTTGCAGTCAATAAAGTGCCAGATATGTTCGTAAACGAAGCGGTTGTGCCTGTAATATTGCCGTTAACGTCGCCTGAGTGAATTCCTGCGGTATTGCCCACTACGTTGCCGTAGAAGTTGCTAATTACGTTACCAGCGGTTACATTGCCTGTTACATGAATCACAGATCCAGCGGAATCTGTAATTGTTCCTACCAATTGGTTTAGGCTTGCAATCGCATCAGTAACTTTAGTTGCAGTTGTAAATGTTAGTGCGCTGTTAAATGATCCGGTAGCGTTGGCACCTAATGCGATTACGTTTGCATTAATCGCTTGCCCAACAACCACGCTCGGATCGCCAAACGACAAGTTGCCTGCACCGTCTGTAAATATAAGGTAACCGTTTGTGCCGCCAGTGATCTTAACGTTGCCAATTGGCCCTAGTGCAGCGGTGCCCGCAAATGTTACCGAACCACCACCTTTAGCAGAAATGGTATTTCCGTCAATTAGAATACCACTGGTACTCAAGTTACCATTAATTGTTAGAGTTTGTGTTGCTACGTTTGTGTTAATGCCAGTACGGAACTGACTAAAGTTCATGTAGAATAGTGGCTGACTGTTTGTTGTGAACTGTAGATCCGTGCCTTGTCTGTCCAAATTGGACACTAGCATCGAACCTGATATTCTACCGATTGCCATCTAGTTCTCCGTTAAGCTGCGTTTGTGCTGTTAATGTTGTGTACAACAATAATTTTGTTTGGGTTACCGCTTGCGTCAATCGCAGGTGGAGGACTTGTAAATGTTAACTGTGTTCCGGACACTGTGTAATTGTTTACTGGTGCTTGGTATACACCACTAATAGTTACTAGAATATTGCTTGCGCTACTTTCGCTCTGGCTCATAGTAAAGTTAACAGTGGCATTATCACCAGTGAATTCATCTACTACTAATGCCACTGTACCAATTTTAGCTACCTGGTTCCATGCGCTGTTATAAAAGAATTCAATCTTACTGTTTGTTTGATTGTAACGAATTTGTCCGTTAACTGGAAAATCAGGGCCTAAACTACTTGTACCAAGAGGTAACTGGATAGCATAGCTGCCGCCTTTAAGTTGTGTGTTCTTTAGAAAACGAGCCATTATTAAGCTCCCATCGAGCTGATAGTCATTACAATGTTACCGCTAGCGTTTGCCCAAATACTGTCACCTGCATCTAAGACAATTCTCTCTAGGTCAGAAATGTGTGTATCCGAGGCCGCAATACTTAGGTTACTGTAAATTCTGCAATTTGCAACCGTCCCGCCAGCTGGTACTAAGAATACGTTAGCAGTAGCAGACGATCCATTGGTATTGCAAAGGTACATCGCAGTTATACCCTTTGACTGTGTGCTAGTTCCGTAGATAATATTTGCTGCGGTAGTTGTTAGTTGTACGCTTGTAATCATGTTCTTTTTCCTTACATCATCAAAGAATAAAATAATGCTTTATTCTTTGAAATTAGTTCTTGTTGTTGCACTGTATCGTTTGTTACAAATACACCAGTGCTGCCACCATTTGGGGTTTGGCTGTAGATAACGTTATACCCAGAATGTACACTAGGTGCAACGTTGCTATTCAGAATAGCAACGTTGGTATCAAATTTAACAATTTCAGTGCTAGCACTATAAATGCTTCTGGCTGCTACATCAAGGTTTCCACCAAGCTGCGGGGCAGGATCAAATGTCAATGCAGCAATACCCGGAGCGCCAGAATAGATTGGCTCATAGGTTGCACCGTTTTTAGTTAGTTCCCAAATCGATGTACCTTCGTTCCATCGTAACGCAACTTTTGCAGACAACCCCCGGTCAACTTCAATGCCCGAGTATACGGCTGTTACGCCTGCGCCTGTTTCGCCTTGGTTTAATGTAATGATGTTGTCAACAACTTGAGTGTTTGTTGATGAAATGTTTGCTACTACACCCAACACCTTTAAGTTGCCGTTGACAATTAAAGTATGGTTGTTAATTTGAACGTTACTGGATGTTTCTGTTCCAGTGATAGTCCATGTGCCGTTAAATCGTGTATTCTGAGACATTTGTCATTCCGTTATTAGATATTTATGCTAACAAAATATTACTTGGGGCCAAAAAAATAGCACCCGAAGGTGCTATTTTTAATTTGCTTGCAATTAAGCGTTAGCGATTTGAACAGTAGTGTTCAATGTCGGAGCATCAAGTGTCCAACGTACCATAGTACCGTCAGCAAATTCATAGCTGCCGCCGCCAAAGCGTGTCAACAATGCGTTGCGGCTTGTTAGCTTAGTAACGTAGTATGTGCAACCTGTGCTGTCTGTAGCAACAATACTCATTTCACCAACTGCCGATGGTGTAGCTGCAACCAACGAGCATACTGCTGTACCTTCGCTAGTTGTAACGCGATAGCGGTGGCTACCTTTTTGTGCGTTAATGTCAGCGATCAAGCTGTTACCAGTTACATAAGCGTAAGCGATAATAGCGTTTTCTTGGTTAGTTACAGAACCAACATCGCCACTGTCTGTAGTCAATGCCACTACACCTAGTGTAACTGACTGTGTTGGACCAGTTGCTGCTGTCGGAGCTGCTGTATAACCAGAACCGCTGTTAGTGATAACTGTTGATAGGGCTTCAAATGTAACAGTAATTTCTGCACCTGTACCTGCTACGCTGTTGCTTGTGCAGCTACGGCCACCAGTTGGTGTAGAAGGGAATTTTGCACCAGGCAATGCTTCAAAACTACCAACGCTTGCTCCAGTACCACTGAAGTTAACAGATAAAATCTCGCCGCCTGTGTCAACTGTTGCAACATAAGCAATAGCAGATCCGCCTGCAGATGTTAAAGTTAACAAATCACCAACTACATAACCTGTACCGGCTGTAGTTACTGCACCTGTTTTTGCTTTTGATGTTACTGTGGCAGTAGCAGTCACGCCAGCTGGTAATGATGGTGCAGTAAATGTGAATACTGGACGAGTTGTGTATGCACCGCCGCTAACTGCTGCGCTTGCTACACCTTCACCGCCGATGCCATCATCTGCTGTGTAACCACCGTTTGTACCGATGTTACGGTTACCGAAAAATCTTTTTGCTAAAGGACGTCCCATTTTGTTTCTCCTTAAAAATGTGAATAGCGTTCTAGGCCTACGCAGTTGGGTAACTGCATAAACTCTCAATTAAGAGCGAACATACTATTTACCGTTTTTCTTAAACAGTAGCTTAAAGTGGCTCCAAAATGGATTGTTTAATATGTGTATACCGCCAATGATCTTTCTGTCGGGATGTAAGAGAGGAGTTACCTTAGACAGCTTTGACCAATGTATACCAGGCTTGTGGTGATGCTCTTGGTGATATCCTGCACCAAACCCAAATATGTTGTACCATGTGCTGTAAATACCAACGCTGTCTTGCGTAGTATCGCCGCGCCTATCTAATACTCCCCAATGCTCGCCATAGCTGTTTGCGTTGTTAACAAAATAAGCAAGGAAGTAAACAAGAAGCAAGAATACACCGTAGACTGGATTTATTAACGCTATACTCAACCAGTACACTCTAATAGCCCACTGCTCTCTACGGAACCACGTGTATAATTCTTTAACTTTTAAAATATTAGGCACTACTTGCATCCATGCCCACTTAATATCACTGTGTACTGTAGATCTCCAGCAATAGATCCAAAAATTTGTAGGCTCATCAGTCTTGCTAAACTTATAAACAGACACTGGATCATTGGTGCGAAAATTAACTGGCTTGTCATTTACATACTTGTGATGCAGTAAGTGGCTATGTCTCCATAGCTGGACTGGGATACCCGACACTGCACTAACAAATAATTCATATATTCTGTTAGCCTTTGTTGATACAAATATGCTCCAATGAGCATGATGGTGCAAACATGTGTTTTGCACATTAACAATAAACCAAACGTGGAATATGCTAATTATCATCCACGACCATAATGGCAAGTCCATAGATGCAACGAAGTACGGAATAGACCCCACCAACAGTAGATTTAAAATTAAAAAAGCGTCCAATGGAGAATATCGAAAAATTTGTTTCATATTAATATTTACTAATAAAGTGGTGTAGTCGTAAAAAAGCCCCAATTAAGGGGCTTTTTGAGGGACAGCACCTTGCGATGCTGTAGGTAGATATTACTGGAAGCTCAAGTTGCTTACAGCGATTTCTGCCAAGTAGTCACCAGCGTTGCCCAAAGAGCTAGCTGTGTTTGTCAACTCAACATAACCGTAACGTGTCATGAAGCCAACTACTGGTTCGAATGTGCTTGGGTCTAGAACAACACCAGAGCTCATCAATGGTACGTATGGGCAATAGAACGCTGCTGCATCAGCTTCGCTCGAACCTTTGTAACCAACCAATA